TGTAGCCTGCTCCGTATCCAGAGTCTTCGGTCTTCTTGATGTTGGAGTCGCTGAGGTCTGTGTACTCGTCGCTGCTCACGTCGTAGAACTTCATCTTCGCGTAGTTCAGCCCCACGATAAACTTCTTGTTTGTGGACTTCTGATTGTAGCGGTTCTTCAACTGCTTCACCATGATCTGTCCAGACTTCTCCAAGTCCTCTGTGGTGATTAGTGCCACCATGAAGTCTGCCGTCTGCGGCAAACCAAACGACTCCGATGTTTCCGTCAGGTCAATGTCCGTGGACGAAAATCCGGATCGGTTCACTTGGGTAGCAGTCACGATGGGCAGATCGTGCTCCACTGCCAAGCCACGCATCTCTTCTGCAATGGCTTTGATGTACGTGTACGAGTTGATGTTGTTGCCTTGCTTGAATCGACTGGACGCACAGATGTTGATGTAGTCCACGAAGATGATGTCAGGCACGAATCCTTTCTTCAAGCGCAACTCGTCCAACAGGATGCGAAAGTGGTTCACGTTTGCCATAGACGTGGGGTACTCTTTCACAATGAGTTTGCCGCTGATGCCCCGCGTGGCATTCTTCAGCCGCTTCTCGTACATATCCTTCGGCAAGTCCACCAGTTCGTCCATCGTGATGTCCATGACGTTCGCGTCTATGCGTTCGGCAATCCGTTCCTCTGCCATCTCAAGGGTGATGTACAGCACATTTTTATTCTGCATGAGACACGACGCGGCATGGTGACACATGAACAGCGACTTGCCCACGTTTGTGCCTGCCATGATCACATTGAGAGTCTTGGGAGATATGCCGCCCTTGGTGATGGTGTTGAACATCTCCAAGTCAAAAGGAATCTTCTTCTCCACCTTGTGGTAAAAATCGTATCGGTGTTCGTAGTCCTCAAGAAAATCGTGTCCCACGTTGGTGTCAAACGAAACCGCTAGAGCCTTGGACAAGATTTCAGGCAGAGCATTGGGTGTTCTGGTTTTGTCCTTGCCGTCAATGATTTGAATGGATTCAAGAATGGCATTGTAGATGGCTTTGTCCTTGCAGAAATTCTCTGCCGTGTCCACCAGCCACTCCAAGTCCTGCTTTGGAGCCTTTGCCAAATCGTACAGCACACTCTTGCACCGCGAGAACTCGTCTTCGGTAAGAGTCTTGTTGGCTTCCAGTGAAATGACAAGGGCTTCCTTTGTGGGGATGCCCTTGTACTCGTCTACGAACTCCTTCAGTGATCGGAACACCGCACGATCAACCCGATCACTGAAGTACTCCTCCTGCAAAAACGGAATGGTCTTCTTGCAGAATTCGCTGTCGTTAAGCAGCCCTGCCAGTATTGTCTTCTCGGTTTGGCTCATACAATTCCTTATTCGTCACCATCGGCGGATTCCTCTGATGGCTTCTCGTCTGATCCGTAGCAGAATTCCTTCTTGGCTGCGGCATCAATGGCTGCAAGAATCTCGTCCGTGTAGTACTTCTCGGGATTCTTGTTGATCTGCGACTCGAAAGCCGTCTTGCCGTTGGGCAGTTCAATCTTCGTGGACACCTTCTTGAACACCCCGTACTTCACCGCAACATCAAGCAGCCCGTAGTACTTGTTCAGCCCTGTCTCAAAGTTCAACTGCACATCCACCATCTTGTCCTGCTTGGTCAGGCGGCTCTTGTACGCCTTGCAGTGGATGATGTTGCCCACCACCTCGTTGTCCACCTTGTCCTTCTTCTTGGACAGGTAGATGATCGTGGACGCGGCGTACTTCAGACCGCTGCCGCCGCCCATCTCCTTCGTGGGCACATACGCGCCCACCACATCGTAGGTGTGGTTCGTCATCAGCAGGGGAATCCGTGCGTGACCCAACTTGATGGTCAGGACTCGGAACGCTGCCTTCGTGACCTGTGCGCGAGTCATGTCGCGGGTGTTCTTGCCCTCTGCGGTGTCGTTCATCTCCTTCTCGGTGGACAACATTCCAAGGGAGTCAAGCACGATCATCATGCGGGGACGGGTGTCCTTGTCCGCTTCAAGGTACTTGTCCACCGACAGCACACACTGGTGGCGGAACTCCTCAACCGTAGCCACAGGCAGCACAGCCACGCGGTCGGTGTCAATGCCACGGGACTTCAGCAGATCGGAAGTGATGGCTTGCTCCGTGTCAAAGTACATGACCATCGCGTTGGGATCAGAGTTCAGGAACTCGCGCACCACATTGAGAGCAAAGTAGGTCTTGCCTGTGGCTTGTTCGCCTGCAAGTGCCACGATCTTGTTGTCGGGGATACCACCGTGAATGGAACCGCTCAGGAGCGCGTTGAACGCATACGATCCCGTGGAAATGAATCCCTTTACATCGCTGCCCTCCAAGCCGTCAGAGGCTACGGTGGCGTACTTGTTTCCTGCTGCCTTCAGAATGTCCTTCAGTTTCATGGTTTCTCCAGTTCTGTTTTTGCTTGCTCTGCCCAGTCCAGTTCTTCTTCACACCTGCGGATGTCACCCAGACTGCCGTGTTTGTCCAGCAACAACCGCTTTACTTCGTCACGCAGAAAGACCTGTCGAGCCTCTAGGAGGCTCTTCAGGTACTCTCTGTTTTGTGGTTTCAGATCACTCATCCCCTGACAACTTCAGAGTAGGCACGGCAAGATTGGGCTTCGTGGGCACAACCAAACCACCAAAGGCAGAGTTGTACTCGTTCAGGAGTTGAGTCATGGGATCCGCAACAAACACCACGGAGTCCTTTGGAATCTGAATGGTCTGATCGGTGTCGATGAGTGCTGACCACGGAACCATCGCAAGGCTGTTGCCTTCGGGACGGCGCACGGGCACAAACATACACGGATTCTTCAGTGCATAAAAGTTTCCGTCAACCGTTTCGTTCATCTCTGCCACGACCTCTTCACCACTACGCATCTTCAAAATCTTAGTACTCATACCAGTCCTTTCTGTACATACTCTACCGTATGTAGAGGGTGTGTCCACTGTGAAATATACCTTTCCTGTTTACGCAAACAGGGAATCCAGTGTTGCTCGTTCTTCGGGACTCCATCCCACGGCATCTGTAATAGCCCGTAGTGGTTCCACGAATGTTTTATTGAATTGCAAATCGCGGTTAATGTATTTCTCCAGTCCAAACTCCTTGGGCAAGGCAGTAGGAAATCCAATCACGCTTTCGTGAATAGGATTGGGAGTCTTCAGGTAGATGAACTTCATCTTCTCGCCCTCGCCAATGGTTCGGTACTTGCGACCCAGTTTGTGCTTGGCTACGAGGTTGTTGTACAGCAGTGCCGCTTTCACAGCAATGGGTGTGGCTTTCTTGTACACGGCTGTGCTGCTGCGCCACTTCTCCATTTCTGAAACCGAGCGGGGCGACGAGATGTCCTCAACCGAAAGCCCCTTGAACTCGCTCTCTGTGCGCTTCACAAATGCCTGCAATGTGCTCTCGTCGCTTGTGAGAACCATCTCAATAGCCGTCTTCAGTGCCTTGCGGACATACGCAGGAGTGCTTGACCGTGCGGTTTCCATGCCCATGATCTTGAACTTCGGAGTCTTGTACCGAACGCCTTCGGCATCCCACACAGACAGCATATACCGCTTCTTCGCAGTCCACACGCCCTTCTCCGCAATCACTTCACGTCCCATGACCATTTTGTTGGAGTACGCGTTCATGCACTGCGCAAGGGTGGCAAACTCCCGTTCAATCTGCGGTTGGAGTACCCGCTCACAGAACTTGTCCAAGAAGTCCACCACCCTTTGCGCGTCCTGTTCACCCTTGAAGGATGACTGCACTACCTTGCCAAGTCTTAAGTACACAGAGTCAGTGTCTGACGCAATCACATAGTCCTCGCCGTTGGTCTTGAGAATTCGGTTAAGGAACTTGTTCATCGCATCACCAATCCACTGGATGCTCAACTGCCCCGAAAGCGTGATGGCTTCCGCCAGGGCTACATCAAAGAAACGGAAGTACTCGTTGCCGATTGCACCGTATGCAGAATTCAACTGGATCTTGCGCACCAACTGGAAGTTCTTGTACTTGGAAATCTCGTACTCAATCTCCCGTCGTTGGGACGGCGGCGCGTTCTTGTCCAGTGCTTCAAGCCGCTTCTGTGCTGCGATCATCAGCCCCTTGAACCGCTTGCGCTCTTCGTACATCGTCTCCATGAGTTCAGGCAAGAAGCCTTGACGGTCGCGCACGAATGAAACCCCGTTCGCGGCA